TGTCTCATAATCTTAAATTTTTGTTTACTCTTATATATCTAGAAAAACAAAAAGGTTGCGTGCCTTTCTTTAAATTTAATCAAAAAAAAAAAAAACTTTTTAAATCAAAATCGGGACAAAAACTTTCTCTTGGTGATTTATTCAAATCACCTGACTTTGGTGGTGGTAAAGGTTCAGGTGCAGGTGCTGCTGAAACAGAACGTAATGAGTCTGCACAATGTCTTTATGCCTCTTTGGTTTGCTATGTCTTTAAAAAGCAAATACCTTTAGACACATCTATTACCAAGCAGCAGTTTAAAGATGCTATGAAGTATTGTGATGTTTCTGAAAAGTTTGAAAAGATGCTGGACCTGCCTAAAGATTGGCATGAATCTTCTATTCTAGGAGCAAACTATTTGCACAAAAAGTATGCTTCAAAAGGTAAATATGAGTATCATAGAGGTTCTTCTTTAGTTGATACTATTGAGAATACTTTTAAAAGACTTAATAGTAATGAAAAAGCATTTGGTAACATTAACAAGTGGTCACCTGCTGACATGTATATGTTTACTCAAGCAGGTAAAGATGCTGTAAAAAATGAATTGTCAAAAGTAAAAACTTTGCAGCAATTCAATACCTTAATGATAAAATATTATAAATCACATGATATTATTGGTGTTTCTTTGAAGAAGATTTCCGGTACTGTAAAAGCAACTGAAAATAATATTGGTGATACAGATAAGGTTGAAGTAGAATATCTTGGTGAACAAGTAGTTGCTGCTAACAAAGACTCTATCCTTGATAGTATGGATGTATACCTTGAGCATTCTAAAGGAAGAATTCAGTTTAGAAGTTTTGGTGGAGCTGGTTCTTTAACAGGTTGGCAAGGTGAAGGCAAGGGAACATTTGCTAACCAAGGTAAAGTTTCTCTCGGACCTGTGAATTATATTCTTGGGATACATGGCGTGAATAAGTTACCAGAAAGCAGAGATTCTGCTAGACTAGCAAAAAATCCAGATGCTAGATACTACAAAGATTTCTATGATGCGGCAAAGAGAGTTAAGACTAAAAACCTACCTGATACACAAGCAGACTTTGAAAAACTATGGGAATCTGCTGATGAGCAGTGGAGATATTCTAAATACTTAGGAGTATTGTTGGTAGACCGTATGCTTTCCTTGTCTAAAGAAAAAAGAGATGAAGTTATCACTGACATTTATTTGTATTCTGCATCAAAAGCATCCTTTGCAGGACCGTATCTAAAACTTGAATGATTATAAATATATCTAAAATAACTTAATCTCATGGGATAACTGATGGCTAATAGATACTTTGATAACTCGCAATTAGCAGAAGCAATTCGTATTGCCAGTGGTGATACCAAAGGTGTATCTCATGTCAACAAGTTTGGATTTGGTGGAGCAACCACCAATTCATACACTGTTTGGGATGGCGATAGTGATTATGCCTATCCAAGCACTGCTACTACAGCAACAGTAACAACATCTCTTGCTGATTCTGGATTTCAGGTTTTGGTAGAGGGGTTGGATGCAAATTATGTTTCTATTACAGAAACTATTACTGGCACTAGCTCTGGCGCAACCGGGACAGAGGAATTTCTCAGAGTATTCAGAGCATCCTTAACAAATCAAGTTGGGGATTCGGATAATAATTCTGATATTACCATCCGTGTTGACAACAAAGACGCTGCTATTATCACAGCAGGTGAAGGTCAAACACTTATGGCAGTTTACACAGTTCCTGCTAATAAAACTGCATATATGAAGCATTTGCATTCTGCGCCAACTAAGAAAGATAATGATACAATTATCACTTTGAGAGCAAGACCGTTTGGTGGAGCCTTTAATACTAAAGGCAAATTTGCTTCTACAGGTGATCCTGTTCATTATGACTACCATGTTCCAATTAAATTTGAAGAGAAGACTGATATTGAAATCAAGGCAGAAAACCAAGCTGCCTCTGGATATATCAGTGCATTGTTTGATCTAATCTTGCTGGATAACTAATGCAGTCTTTTAAGTCTTTTTTCACAGAACAAAAGAAAAAGGGATTTTACCTTCAGTTTGCAAGGACTAAAGGATACGATGTGTTGCGTATAAATCGTTCTGGGGACTTGCGTTGGGCAGAAGTTCGTGGTAAAAAAGGATATGAAGGTCACGGATATGATCCTAAAGACCCACTACATAAAGCATTAGATGGATTAGGTAAGGCAGTAGACCTTGGCAAACTTACAGCAGGTGACACTGTGACTATCAATCCCAGACACCCAGACGCAAAGAAAGCATTCGCCACAGCAGAAAGAATTATGAATTCATGATTTCGTTTAAAAAGTTTATCACTGAACAAAAGAATACGCACATGACCCATATTGAGGACAAGGTTCTCTATGGTGGTGTGAATGGTACACGAGATGCTATCAATGCGCTGCGTTCCCTGCGTGATATGCTTTCTGGTGTTGACAAGGGTAATGTCAGCGTAAAGTGGGACGGTGCTCCTGCTATCTTTGCTGGTACTGATCCTAGAGACGGAAAGTTCTTTGTGGCAAAGAAAGGTATCTTCAATAAAAATCCTAAAGTGTATAAGACAGATGCAGATATTGACGCTGATGCTTCTGGCGACCTTGCAACTAAATTAAAATTGTCTTTAAAACATTTTGCCAATCTTGGTATTAAAGGAGTTATTCAAGGTGATTTACTTTTTACAAAATCTGATCTTAAATCCCAAAAGATCGCTGGACTGGATTACCTCACGTTTCACCCTAATACAATTGTCTATGCTGTCGAAAAGGGTGGTAAAGATGCAGAAGAAATTAAGAGGGCAGAAATCGGAGTAGTCTGGCACACTACATACACTGGTGATGACTTTGAGAGTATGAAAGCAAGTTATGGTGTTAATGTGCAGGGACTAAAGAAAAGTTCTAAGGTATGGCAGCAAGATGCTATGCTGCGTGACTTGTCTAATGTTGCTACTATGTCTGCAAAAGAAACTGATAGAGTGAATGCTCACCTTTCTCGTGCTGGTAAACTCTTCAACGAAATTTCTGGTTCTACTCTGAGACAATTAGAGCAGGATCAGAAACTCGCACAACTGATTGAGCAATTCAATAATACATTTGTGCGTAGTAATACAGTCATTTCTGATACTGAACAGCATGTTCGCAATCTGATTAATTGGATTGAAAACAAGTATCAGAAAGAGATTGATAAAAGAAAATCCGAAAAGGGAAAGCAGACTCAGAGAGATGCTTTGTCTAAGGTACTAGAATTCTTCTCAAAGGAGAATAAGAGAAGTCTTAAAAAGATGTTTGATCTACAAAAGGCAATAGTTTCAGCGAAACTGATGCTTATAAATAAAATGAACAGTATTAAACGTGTTAAGACTTTTCTACAAACAACCAACGGGTTTAGGTCAACTGAACCTGAAGGTTACGTCGCTATTGATAAGCTGGGTGACAATGCTGTTAAACTGGTGAATCGATATGAATTTTCAACTAACAACTTTGACCCAACGATTTTAAAGGGTTGGAGTAAATAAAGAGGAACGATATGAAATATCTTATTTCCGCAATTATGGCTACTATGGTAGCTGCTCCTGCAATTGCTCAAGATGCTGCTGATAATGGATCCGCTCTTATGTCCAACGCAACTGTCGGCGTATCTACCGATCTGGAAGGTAACGCAGACTGGACTGTTGGTGCAGAGTTGGGTATTGCTGGATTCGGTGTAGATGCAGGTTTCACACTCAATGACCGTGGTGACAACGCTGAAGACGATTATGCAATTAGTCTCGGTACAGGCATGGACCTTGGTTTTGCTTCCCTCGATACTAGCGTAAGCTATGCTTGGGGTGCAACATCCGGTGCAGACCTGATTGGTCGTGGTGACGGTAACACTTGGGGTGATGTAACACTCAACCCAACCCTGAATATTACTCCCGGCATTATCGGCGGTGAGTATGTATGGGTAGGTGGTTCTATGGACCTCGCTTCTGACGGTGCTATCGCTGTTGGTTGGGGCGGTGCTTCCTACGGAATCGGTTACACTCATGACCTGAACGACCGTGCTTCCGTTGGCGTTAGCTGGGGTTGGTCTGTTGACGTGGTTGAGGATGAACTCACCGAAGTCAACGACTGGGTAACCACTGCTGACGGCATGAAAATTGGCGTAGGCTTCAAGTTCTAAGACTATGATTGGGTTTAAAGACTTCCTTTCCATCACTGAGACTTCCTCTCATATTGAGGGGGAGTCTTTACCCATTTCTGAAGCATTATCTTTTGCTGCCAGAAGAAAAAAGTCTATTGACTTTAGACGCCGCAAGCAGCAGATTCAAAGGCAAAGAAAGATTGCTTTAAGGCGACCAGCTACTCTCGATCGACTCAAGAAAAGAGGACGCAGAACTGCTAGAGATGTATTGACAAAAAGATACTATGGCGGTAAGACTAAAAGAGATATGAGTGTATCCCAAAAACAGCGTGTAGAAAAACGCCTAGATAAAGCGAAGAGAGTTACTGGTATTATCTCTAAGAGATTGTTACCAAGTAAGCGTAAACTGGATGTTCAAAGAAGGCGTGGGTAAATCATGGTTAGTGGATTTAAAAAATATCTAGAGGAAAAATCTTCTGTAGGTTATTTTGCATTTGGTAGATTTAATCCTCCTACTACTGGACATGAGAAACTTATCAATAAAGTCGCCTCGCTTTCTAGAGGCAATGACTATAAGATTTTTGCATCCCAATCGGTTGATGCTAAGAAGAATCCATTAGAATATAAAACAAAAGTAAAGTTCATGCGCAAGATGTTTCCCAAGTATGCACGGAACATCATCATGGACACCTCTGTTAAAAATTTCCTTGATGCAACTATGTACATGTACAAGCAAGGTTATAAAAATGTTGTGATGGTTGCTGGTGATGACAGAGTACAAGAATTTCAAAAACTCCTTGACAAGTATAACGGTGTTGATTCCCGTCATGGCAAGTATGAGTTTGACTCTATTAAAGTCGTATCTGCTGGTGAGCGTGATCCTGACGCAGATGATGTTACAGGTATGTCCGCATCTAAGCAGAGAAAAAATGCAGAGGACAATGACTTTGCTAAGTTCTCTCAAGGTCTTCCAAAAGGTGTATCTGATCAGTTAGCAAAGCAACTGTTCAATGCTGTTCGTAAAGGAATGAACCTCAATGAAAATAAAACATTTACTCGACATGTTATGTTGGAGACAGTTTCAGAAAGACGTGAAGACTATGTTAACGGCGAATTATTTGTTGTCGGCCAACAAGTTATTCTAAAAGAAACTGACGAAGTTGTAACAATTGATCACTGTGGCGCAAACTACCTTATTGTAGAAGTAGACGGTAAAAAGAAACGCAAGTGGTTAACAGATGTTGAACCATTAGAAGAAAAAGTTTCTCAATCACAGATTGATAGTTTAGAAAGATTTGCTGATAAATTACTCGCAAAGTATGACATTGATATTGAATTCACAAAGCACTTTGTTGATAGAGTAAACGATGCAAGAAATGATCCAGAGATTAAGGTTGCTGAACTGCAGAAGTTCTTTAAGAAAGTGCATAAGGCAAAAGGTAATAAAATCAAATCTGTAGGTGATATGCAGGCAGTCCTCAAAGATGTTGAGAGAGACCTGAATATTCCTGCTGTACTCACAGATAAAGGGAAGGATTTTGAAGTGCGTTTTAAGACTATTATGAGAAAAAAAGACTTCAAGACTCCTAACAAAGTAATCCAATATGAGCAGAAAGTTGCGCAAGACCCTGATATTAAAGATAAAAAGGGCACTCAACCTGCAAAATACCATACTGGTTTAGCAAAGTCTACTAAGGCAGCAAGAGATGCGCAGTTTAAAAGACAAACTAAAATGAGTGATGATGATCCAGCAGCATATAAACCTGCTCCTGGAGATAAGGAAGCGAAGACTAAACCTTCCAAGTATACTAAGAAGTTCAAGCAGATGTATGGTGAAGCAGTTTCTCCTGCTCAGCAGGCTGCTATTGCTATTGCTAAAAAAGAACGTGGTGAGAAACCAAAAAACGAAGGTGATGGTCTTTGGGCGAATATTCATAAGAAGCGTAAAGAAGGTCGTCCAATGCGCAAACCCGGAGAAAAGGGTGCGCCTACTCCACAAGATTTTAAGAATGCTCGAAACGAAGAAACTATTGAAGAAAAGATTGAAGGTCTTGAGAAGAAGGCAGAAAAGTCTGGTATCTCATATGGTATTCTAAAGCAAGTTTATAATCGTGGTATGGCAGCATGGAAAACTGGTCACAGACCGGGTACAACTCCTCAGCAGTGGGCATTCGCTCGTGTCAATTCATTTATTACTGGTGGTAAAACTAGACGTACAGCAGATGCTGACTTATGGGCAAAGGTAAAGAAATGATCAGTTTAAAACAATTAAAAGAAAAGTCTGTATCCAAACAGCAGCAGAAACTTATGGGTCTTGCACTCGCATATAAGCGTGGTGAAGTTGAAGACTCTAAAGTATCTGATACAGTCAGAGACTTAGCAAAGTCTATGTCTGAGAAAGAGTTAGAGGATTTTGCTAAGACAAAGCATAAAGGTTTACCCGATAAAGTAGATGAAGCAAAAGACCCCGGCGAGTATGATCAAGAAGGCGATATGGCAAAGACTCAGTTAAAAACTATTATGCGTAATGCTTCTGACCTTGCGGACCTTTTAGATGATAATGAAAATATGCCAGAGTGGGTGCAGAATAAAATCACTAAAGCATCTGACTACATCACTTCTGCCTATAACTATATGGCAAGCGAAGATAATGATGATGAAGAAGAAAAAGAAGTAAAAGAATATCTTGAAGTAGGCACTGATGCCATTCGCAAGTCTTATGCTAAGATGACTCCTGGTCAAACTAATGAACTGACAGGTACAGATAAAGCAATCGCTCTCGGTGCTGTCGGTGCATTAGGATATGCTGCAAAGAAAGCAAAAGATCGCTTTGATCCTGTAAAGGTCCGTGATGCTCGTAAGAAGCGCATGGAACGTGAGGCAGAAAAGAGACAGGCACAGCAAGATATTGCTCGAATGAAACGTGAAAGAGAGCAAAAAAGAGCTGCTAAAGATCGTCTTGCTAGGATGAAGAACAGATAATGAAGTCATTTAAATCCTTTACCGAAGAAGCACTATACGAAGAAGCAGAGATGCTGATGGAGAAACTTATCACCTTTGGTGGTAAGGCATATCCTAAGTTTGGTAACGTGGTTATTATGGCAGGTGGTGCTGGTTCTGGTAAAGGATTTGTTCTCTCGAAACTTGTAGGGATAGAGGGTAAGACCTTTGATCCAGATCAGTTGAAAAGATTAGCAGGAAAGTCTCCACTGATCAATAAAAGAGTAAAAGAAGAGTTTGGTGTAGACCTGAAGGAACTGGGTTCTAAACTTAATGTTCCAGAGAATGTTTCTAAGTTGCATGAGATTATTGGTGATGTGCTGCAGTTACCTAGCAAGAAAGAAGCGGTATTCTTTACTTCTGTTTTAACTGCAGACTCTGAACGTAAACCGAATATTATTTTTGATACAACTCTTAAAGATGCTGGTAAGTTGCAGAAACTCTCCAAGCAAGTAACAGATATTGGATATGATAAAAAGAATATTCATATTGTTTGGGTTGTTAATGACATTCAAGTTGCTTTGGATCAGAATGCAAGAAGAAGTAGAACTGTTCCTGCAGAGATTTTAATTAATACTCATAGAGGTGCCTCTAATACTATGGGCGATATTCTCAGAATGGGTAAATCGCTTGGTAATTATATGGACGGCGATATTGTATTCGCCTTTAATAAGGTTGGAGTAGATTCAAACGTTGTTAGGTCTGGTAGAGGTGGATCTTTCGTTAAAGATGCAAACTATGTTTATGTTAAACGTGCCGGAAAAGACGTGCCACCTTTAGATTCGCTTAACAAAGACATGCTTGCTAAGGTAAAGGCATATGTACCTAAGAATATCGATTGGGAGAACTTAGAACTATGAAAACATTTGGTTGTTACATCGACGAACCGCCATTGGTGGAGGAGTCTGAGTATCAGGGAAGAAAGGTCAAACTGAATGATCCATTCAGAACACCAGACGGACCTAAGAAGTTCTCTGTATATGTCAAGAACGAAAAGGGTAATGTGGTTAAGGTAAACTTTGGTGATCCGAATATGGAAATCAAAAGAGATGATCCTAATCGCCGTAAGAATTTCAGAGCGAGACATAACTGCGATAATCCCGGACCTAAAACAAAAGCGAGATACTGGTCTTGTTACCAGTGGAGAGCAGGGGCAAAGGTAGACAACTAATGGCAACTAACGCAGAGCGCATGGATCGCATTGAATCTAAAATTGATAAGCTTAGTGAAGTTCTTGTACAGATGGCGAGAGTAGAGGAACGATTATTGAATCAAGAAGAGGACCACAAATATATTCGTAAGAAGATCAATGATCTAGACGATAAAGTTTCTGAGATGGAGAAAGTGGTCCAGAAGAATCAAATAACAGTAAATATTATAAATAGAATTAGTTGGATAATCATTACAGGCGTGGTGGGTGGTTTCGGCACCTTAATCACCTACCTGTTCAATAAGTAAGGAATAAAAAAAATGTCTGTTAAATCTATGCATAAAGCCTTGATGGAAATGGCTCAGAACCAATTAGATGAGAGAATGAATGCGCCTATTGTATATGATGGCGTTAAGAGAGCAAAAGATGATTTAAAATCTGCTGCTTCTAATCTTAACTCGGCTGCAAAAAATGCTAAGACTGGTAAAAAGGGTCTGCAAAAAGCGAAGAAAGAAGTTGGTGTAGCACAATCCACACTAAAAGGTACTAAGCTTGAATCTGTAGAACGTGCTGCATGGGTGCCAGAGTCTATTGCTGATGAGCAAGTAGAAGCATTCATGGAAGCTGCTGTTGCTGCTATTGCAGAAGGCGAAGATACCTTTGTATTTGAAGGTAAGCACTACAAAGCAAAATCCAAGAAAGAAGACAAACTTGACCCAGTCGGTAAAGAAGACGATGATGTTGATAACGACGGTGATGTAGATAGTTCTGACAAGTATCTGAAAAAGCGTCGGTCTGCAATCCAAAAGCGCATGGCTATGGATGAAGAGATGGACCCTACTAAGCATGTTTCTAAAAAGGGTGATATGTACTGCGTCTATAACAAAGACGGCGAAGAGGTTGCTAAGTTTGACAACGAAGAAGAAGCAAACGCATATGCCCGCAAGAACCATGATGCTCTGATGGGAGACGATGAAGTAAATGAGATTGATGGTGCAGCTTCTGGTATGAGAGCAGCAGATAAGCAAGATGCATCATATACTGATCGTTATTCTACAGGTGGTAAGGATACTGCTAAAATGCAGAAGCGTCGCAAAGCAGCTATCCAAAAGGCTGCTGATCGTTTTAAAAAGACTGGTTCGTATACTAGCAAAAAAGAGTCTGTAGAAGAAGCAGTATCTGTACAGAAGAAAGATTATAAGTGGGGTCGTATGATGACCGTAAATCACGGTAAGTCTCACTCCTATCCACTCCACCCTGAACATCAGTCTGCAATCAAGAAACTTGGCGACAATCAGAAGACCAGTTTTAAAGATGAGACAGGTACTAAGGTAACTGCGCATCGTCAGGGCGATACAGTACACCTTTCCAGTTCTAAAACAAGAACAAAAACTCCAGTAGCGCATTCACACTTTACTGAATCTGTCAACGAAGCAGCTGGAACTGCACAGCATGGTCCAGATGCTGCTACTTCTGATACTTTCCAGAAG